TACAGTTGGTGGATTAACTGCCGGTACAATCTATTATATTAATGCTATCACTGGAAACCACACATTTACAGTATCAACTACACAGTTGAGTGTTCAACCGCGAGTACTTGCTACATTAACTACAACAACAGGTCAATCAGTTGCAGCAACTGTAGGCTTAGTAGACTATGGTTTCAACAATCCAAACAATTCAAATACTTCAGCACCATCAGGCAGCAATGCTTCATTTGGTGTTGTAGGTGGAAACACTACACAATATGGCAAGCAAACACTATGTAATGTAGCATTCGGTGCTAACATTGCTGGTACAATTTTTGCAAGTAATGCCAGTCCGACAGTTGTTGGTTTAGGTACTGATTTTGCTAACGTAGCAAATGGAACTCATCTTTATGCATACCAGGGTAATCCAGGTTCTTATAGTCTAAATCTATTAGGAACAGTATCAAACAATGTAGGCAACGTATCAATTGGTATCGCTAACACTAGTGCTACTGGTAACGTTATTGGTACTTCTGGAAACGCACAGTTACTAGTTTCAGGTGACCCAGTTGTGTTCGATACAACATTTGGTGGTCTCACAGCAGGTAATACTTACTTTGTTCACACTATTGCAAATGCTGCTGCATTTACTGTTAGTGCGACACCAGGTGGTGCAAACGTTGGTTTAACTTCAAACTCAAGTGTAACTGCTATCGCACTTCAACAACAAATAGTATTAAGTGCTAATTCAATAGTTAATGCAGCCGGCTACAATGGTTATGGTGATCCAATTCTAGGTGCGTTACCAGAAGCAGGGTACATTGTTCGTCAGAAGGGAAAGACAAAGTATCTAGTCACTGGTCTTACAACTGGCATTACTGCACAGGCATACACTGCAAATGTTGCTAATACAGCATTGACCCCAAATACAATGTCAATTATTGCAACAGATTCGGCATCTGATACACTTTATGTTTCTTCATTGAGTGATTATCAAACACGATTGTTCCCAAATCAAGTTGCAGACGGTTCGTTCACTCCTGGTACACAGTATGTAATTTACTACTCTGGTAATACAAACTGGACAGCAATTGGTGCAGCAAGTAATATCACTGGTATTACATTTACTGCAACAGGTGCAGGTGGCTCAGGTACAGGTACAGCAGTGTTGTCATCATCATCTGGTGAAACACCATCTGACTCAAATCCTGACGTGATTGCTTCGTTTAATACAGCGTATCCTGCTAACCAGTTCTATACGCCAAGCAATCCAATCGTAACTATTAACAACGCTTAACAGTTATGTCTACCGCAGCGCGTTTACCAAAGATAAAAGCCGTGAAAGCAGAAACTGATATCGCCGTACTTCAAGTCCAAGTTAAAATGTTGGACGAGAAGTTCGACGGTATCAAGGACGACATTAAAGAAGTCAAAGAGACTCTAGTGGCGCAATCACAGCACACTACTGAACTACTTAGAACTATGCAAACATCGAGTTCTAACGCTCATGCTTCTTTAGGTAAGAAAGTTGCCGATTTAGAAAAATGGCGATGGATGGTAATGGGAGGCGCTGCTACACTGGGCGCCTTAGGCTTTCACTTCATTAGTAAACTATTTGGAGTATAAAAAATAGGGAGAGAAATCTCCCTATTTTCTTATAAGTGCTTTTAATTTTTCTTGCACTAAGTCTATATTGACAGTGCTGAATAATCCTGTATGTAAGGGCTTTGGATACTGATCTTCCCCTACCCACGCATAACCGCAATGCTCGTCATTTAATACAGGAATAAACTCGTTTTCTATTGCACAAAAGAATGTGTGATATGTAAAAGTACCATTAACAAATTTTTGAATTGGAATCAACTTGGTGATTTCAGAGAAGTTCATTTCTTCTACGCATTCTCTGCGTAACCCGTCTAGAAGAGATTCATCTTTCTCTATCTTACCGCCCGGAATACTCCAGGTGTAGTTCTTGTCATTTCTAAGCAAGTATAGAAAACGACTAGTACTACGACAATAAAAGAAGATTCCCGCTGATACATTCATACTATGATTTATCAATTAAATCACGATGCTGTAATTTCCTTGATCGTACCAACCTTCGTATGATTTTCTCCATACTTGTTCTTCGCGCACATATCTGTATTGAATGTTAGTAGCCAAATTAGTAACAAATTGAGGAGTAGTAGCGGCTTGCGAGTCAAATGCAACAAACCATTGATTGGTAGTACCGTTATATTGAATAATATCATTAGCGTTTGCTTCAAATCCCGGCCCCCAAGATACAGTAGGACTACCAATCGCCCCAATTGGTTCTACTATTAAGTAACGAACACCGGGTACTGGTCCTGGTAGTCCCGCATTTGGTCCTGTAACTTGCGGATTAATCACTGCTGTGATCGGATTAAGAGTATTTTGAGGTAGTGTATCTGGGTCGATGTTGAAAATCAAGAATCTGTCATCTATAGGGTTTGGTACAATAGTACCCACAATATCAGTATCCATATACGGATTCTCTAACCATATCTGAGATATTCCCGGTCTTACAGTACCATAAACATTCAACAAACTAGACCAATATAAACTAGTATCAGGCGGTGTAACATTGTACAGATCAGTATTAGGTGGGTAAAAAGGTTCATCTGCTGGTAATAGTTGTAGCATATTACCTTGTAGTAATAACTTATATCCATATGGTGTAACTTTTAAACGAGTACCTAATAACAAGTCATCATTCTGCATATCTTGCAAAGCAGAACCCTTATAGATAGACATGATAATTTTTTCGATAACGCCCATTTTGAGCAACTTAGCAGGTGTGCTTAACCATATAGGCATATAGAATTTCCAAGTCATTATATCTATAGGATTTCCAGTGCCTACTGGGATAGTTCGACTACTGAATGTCAAGCCATCTTGAAATACTGTACTCAATGAAGTCCAGTCTATGAAGTTATCAGTACTTTGAATTTCTAGCGCGGGGTTGAAAAGAGTTCCCAACTGCTCAATTAATTGTAACTTTTGATTATAATTTGAAGTCCAAAAGTCTACAGTTATTCTTAGTGTGTAAGGCACAGGCATCAATCTCTGAATAGAAAATGCTTGCCCTTGAATAGTTTCATAATTGCCAGTATCTTCATTATAATTACGTTGTCTTACTTGCATTTGATCTACGAATGTAGGTTCAGTAGTCCATTTTTGATTGTATTCTAGACCGCTGATATAATATGTGATCATAGGTACGCTTGGTAAGTTACTAGCAGTATTGTTACCAATTACGGTAGCAACTTGTCTGCTTTGATCTCCGTACATAATAGGCACGCGAACTAATATATCGTTGCCCGCAGGATCTTTACCAAAAGTAACACTCCAGGAACTAAAAATCTTAGCAAATTGAATCAAAAATCTGCGTATTTGGTTATCATAAAAAAAGGCGGCCAAAATATTAATCCTCGTATAAATATTCGTGTAGTTCGCGGAATGGGGATTCCCAACTACTCTAATGCTTTATAGGAGCACCAGCATGAATATTTATCTTTATAAAAAGACCCACAAAGTAACCGGTCTTAAATACTTAGGAAAAACTACAAACAGTGATCCTCATTCATATTCAGGATCGGGTAAATATTGGAAAAGACATTTAGATAAACATGGATATGTTTATGACACTGAAATACTAAAAGAATGTCACTCCAAAGAAGAAATAAAAGAATGGGGAAGGTATTACTCTGAACTATGGAATATAGTTGAAAGTGACGAGTGGGCAAATCTAAAACCCGAAATGGGGGACGGTGGAGATCCGGGCCCGGATGGTAGAAAGAAAATATCTGAAACAAAAACTGGTAAAAAGCATACTCCTGAACAAAATCTTCAAAAAAGTAAAAGACAGCGGGGAATAAAAAGATCACCAGCGTATTTGGCTAAAAAGATAGGATTAAAATATAAAACTCCTAAGGCAAGAGTATTTCCTAATAAAAATAAAGGTAGACCTTTACGTAAAGAATGGGTAGATAAAAGCGCCGCTACAAGAACCGGTATGAAGTATAAATTAGTAGAATGCCCGCACTGCGGTAAAAAAGGCGGATCCTGTACTATGCCTAGATGGCATTTTAATAACTGTAAATTAAAATCTTAATCAATTACTGGTGGTAAAGGTGGATATGGTTGATTTAATATAGTAGAAAGCGGTTGCGATTCTGGTATTCTAGTACCATTTGTAAGTACAGTAACATTTGAATCGTTGATAAATCCTGATAGTAGCGATTGGTCGTTAGCAGTAAAGCCAGTATCTGTTCTTACACTCTCGCTAATTCTTAACCAAAGTAAACCATCCCATCTATATAATACTTGCGGTAAATAATCTATACGCAAGAAGTAGTCACCTACAGCAGGATTTGGTGGGAAACTAATTCCAGCACCACCAAGTCTTGCAGCCATAGCCATGTTACCATTAACAGGGAAGCCGTTTGGTGCTTGACCGTCGCCAGTCAAGTATCCAGCCAAGTAACCAAACGACTGAGGTGAGTATCTAGAAATATATTGGAATCTAGGATCACAGTCTGCTCTAAAGTCCATTTGTTGCGACACTGTACCAGTAAATCCTGGTGCTACTGGATCTTGATCAGCAGTAGCATAAGTGTTATCAGCCGTACCGTATGGTCCTGTGATTACGATTGGTGAAGCAGCAAACTCTAATAACTTATGCCCGCTTACAAATCCTGATCCTGAACCAATCTTATCAGGTGCAATAGTTCTCATCTGCAAGTGTGCTGTTGTGAATTTCTTTATACCGGCGTTGTTCTTTCTAAGATTGTCTAATGCTTGTTTAGATATTCTAACGACAGGGCTAGCAAACTTATACTTAGGATTGTTAATCATTTGTATCTTGCCTACTGTAGCCCCAGCAGGTTGACCACCTTGACCTGTATAGACAATAACATCGACTGGTGGAGCAGGTTGACTATTCTTTTCTGATAGTACTGTATTGCCATCGACATCAGTTACAAAGTCGCCATATGTTGGTACAACATACAAGTTATTAACAGTATATCCTGACTTAGGAACTATACGCTGTGCTTCTTCTAAGACAGCATTGTTGATTTCTATATTCTTGTTGTAAGTAGACAATACAGAACTGAGTGTAGGATCGGTATCTACCTTCCAATAAGTAGCATTTGGTGGAGTAATGCCTGGTGGAACTGGCTGAGTTGAAATATAATTCACTCCGCCATATGTAACCACATATCCTTGAGGATATGGTTTTAGAGGATCGAATGGTCCAAGATAGTTGTCTGTGTTTGTAGGTTGAGTAAGAATCTGATTGAACTCTTCACTATTGACAAGTGGCTCACACTTGATGCGCCAAAGATGCGGATACCAAGTTGGAGAAAATCCCTCACTAGCCCAGTTGGCGTCAGTGATTTGCATAAATCTTTTTAGTGCTACAGGTACTTTAGCAGAATCTAGTGGATCGTAATCTAACAAGTGTGGTAATTCTATTACGTCACCTACCATTAATTTTCTACCTACCTGTTCAATCATATCATTGTAGTGAACTACAATAAAGATGATATTGTTGTTTAAGAATAAACCAAACTGACTTAAATCAAAGTCTAAATTTTGTACTTGATAGTGACCGCGCAGTCGGTAAATATTAGTATCATATGCACGATCACGATTCTCTAAAAATAACAAGTCTTGAATATTTGTAGGATTTGATGTATCGTACTGGGGTTGTGTATAGT